TGGGTCCACACCAGCGGCCATGAATAGCCACCAACCTAAGCACCTCAAGCAGAGAGCAATTCAGATTGTACAAGTGCTGCATATGTGCTTGCATCAGCCTTTGCACGGTATCCGTATAGTCTTGCTACGCAGGTCTTAGCGTTACCATTGTTAATTCCTTCAATGTTCAAGAAGAAATCGTTGGTTGCTATGATAGCTAAGTATTCCATGTCCAATGGCATAACTAGTGGGTCCTCACGAGAGAATGCAATTCCACCATCAGGTGTCATAGCTGCGTTGGTAACGATTTGGTTTCTTGCACTAGCAATAACATTTGAATCTGCAATAGAACCAATTGTAGTTCGTGCAGTTGTTGAGACAGTTGCGTTAACTGCTGTGGATGTACCTGCTACGCTGTCAGGGAATCCCGGGTCTAAGTTGACACCAACAACCACAAAGACTTCATTGTCAAGTGGGTTTAGTTGAAGGTCAACTTGGTCGGATGTAAATGTGTTAGCTGCGGTTTCTGTAACACTACTTGAAATTACAATAGTGCTGCTGGACTTCTTTAGGGCCATAGTTTACTTTTGTTACTACTAAGTCTATTAACTTGTTTAGTCGTCCTCTTGAACATCTATGGCGCGGCCTAGGTCTGATATGGGACTCAGTCCCATGAATCTAGGCGATTGTCTATCCATTTCTGCGGTAAGTATATACATAAAGTCGGTTTAGGGTATAATATGGGAGCGAAAATACCCTTAACATACGGCCTGACCTGCGAATATTGTTCCTCAAAGGGACCTTTGTTTGTTATCGAACACTTCGATAAGTCTTGTAGCGACTATATTGTCTGTGCTAAGCACAGAGAAATGGTTCTAGAGAGTTTCGAAATGACATTTTTGGGGGCATGAACAGCATGAAAATACAGAAAATGATTAGCTTAGACAGAGAAACTGCTGAGATAGCTACAAGAATCCCAAACTTCTCAAGTTGGGTTCGCAATCAATTGCGTTCACATCGTAACAAATCAGAAAATGACGATAGTGCAAAAGCCAATACTGCTAGAAAATTAGAATCAGTCACTGAAATGTCTACCGCAGAATTGCTGTATCACCTTGAGCAGCGAAATGCTGATGAGATTCGTGCTCTCGTTAGATTGTTGAGGGGTGTTTGAATGGCTAGAATCAAGTTTCCATACATGGAAGTCAAGAATATGTCGCCTGCATTGGTTATGCTTGACCAATATATCGAAACTGCACATAGAGCATATGCTCGCATAGATGGCAAGTTTGTGCCTATTGGCTGGCATATTACATGGTCGGGCGGTCTTAACTGGCTTGTAACTGATGAAGAAATTGAAGCAGGCGAATATACAGACAAGTTTTGACTTCGAAGTCCCAATGTAATGTATACATTAACTCCCTGGGAAACAATGTATACATTATATTACGTAATACAAAGTATACATTATTTCTTTAGAGCCTTTTTTGTCGCACGATGCGCTCGCTTCATTAGTCTAGTAATAGCAGTCCGTGGATGCTTTTTCTTTAGCATCTTCAATTGTCTACCTAGTTCGCGCTGATACTTTGATTTCTTGCGCTTCTTTGGTTTCTGATTCATTTCACGGTCTGCAAGACTTGCGCCTTCAGATTCTCTTTCACTACTGATTAGTGAGCGTAATGCTTCGTATTCTTCTAATGTCATTGTTACTGTTGGCATATTATCGTCTCCTTGTCAAACTAGCTAATGCAATCGTGCTTGCTACGACCTGAGCAACATTACGTAATCGCGGTTTAGTAATGGCAATCCATTGAGCCTTTGCCGCTAAACGCCTATCAGCCTTAGCAGTACAACCACTTGGTCCGGCGCAAGCCCTGTCATGCTGCCTACAAGCACAATCAAGAGCATCAACACACGGACCTTTGAAATCTCCACCTTGGAGTTTGTAGTCTCGTGCGCTGATTGCTCGTCCATCTGTCCAATTGGGTCCACACCAGCGGCCATGAATAGCCACCAACCTAAGCACCTCAAGCAGAGAGCAATTCAGATTGTACAAGTGCTGCATATGTGCTTGCATCAGCCTTTGCACG